CGGTGTAGACCACCAGCCCTTCTTTCTTGACCGTGCCTGTGCCCTTAAGATTAGAAATGAAAGCACGCATGATGGTGCTTTTCCCAGATGCGGGCTCGCCGCAGAGACCAATGATTTTCATTTACGAGTGAGATTGTGAACGAGATGAACCACTTTAACCTCGGGGACGAGGGCTTCGATAATTTCCTTCTGAATCGGATCATCCTCAAAGTGAATTGCCACTTTGGTTGTTTCCAGGATCTTACGCAACGTTATCGCTTTGTGGTAACCGGAAATTTCCCGAGTCTTCAGGTGCTCAGGCACCTGGCTAAAGTAGATTTGGTTATGAATACCAAACCTCCCGCACCAAGCGAATGTCTTTTCACGCTCTTGAAAAGAACGGCCAGTGATCAGAATGTCGTTAGGCCCGGGACGTACTCCGGGGGAATCCTTTCCGAAATAGATCACACCATCGAAATCAAATGTGTTAATTACCATAGGAAAGCTCCACGGGGGGAGATACACAGCTCAAGCCTCGACCTTGCGGGTGGAGAAAGTGTTCTGAGCCTTGAGGGAACCCATGTCACGGACAGCAAAGGCCTCACACTCGGCTTTCGCATCAGCATACATCATCTGCTGAGGCGGAGTCTTCTGAGTCCAGCAGCTCGGCCCTCGCAAAGCACCCACGATACCTTCCTCTTGAGCCACCTTCAGGTAACGGATCGCGTCGATAACCACACCAGCCGAGTTCTCTGAGTCCTGAACCGAAAGTTTCGCGTCAATCTCAATCGGAGCACCCCCGAAGCCTTCCAGCTCGATCTTAAAGTAGGCCACCTTGTTGTCCTTCAGATACGGGATAAAGGTGCTAGGGCCAGCAAACAGGGCTTCATCATCAACGGGGATACCACGGATATCGTTCTGAGCACGGATCACATTCTCTTTCGACTTCTTCTTGGAAGCCAGACGGTCTTGGACCATCATGTTGTTGAAGTCGCTGTTGCCACCAACATTCAGCTGCTGGTGGTACTTGACAACGGCACCACGATCAAAAGCAAGTTCTTGCAGCACCTGGCTCATTACCGAAGCCCCTACCTGACTTCTCATGTCATCGCCAATTAGCGGCAACCCTGCATCAATAAATTTCTTCTCCCAAACAGGATCGCTAGCGATAAACACCGGAATACAGTTCAGAAAAGCAACCCCAGCCTTCAGACAACACTCGGCATAAAACTCAGTCGCAATCTGACTGCCAACCGGCATATAATTCAGCAGAATATCCGCTTTTGTTTCTTGCAGAACTTGAACCACATCTACGGGGTCTTCGTTCGAAAGACGGAAACCATACTTTTCAGGTTGCTCAAGCATATATTGACTCACACCATCAAACACGGGAGCCATCTGCACAGTCACGCCCGGAGGGACAGTGGGACAGAATACGCGAGCGCAGTTGGGGGCAGCAAAGATGGCTTCGCCAAGCGGGCGACCAACTTTGCGACGGTCAACGTCGAAAGCAGCAACAAACTCGATGTCGGCAGGATGGTAACCACCGATCCGGGCAAACATCACACCTGGAATGTTATCTTCTTCATGATCTTTGTAAAATTGAACACCCTGATAAAGGGCGGACAGGCAGTTGCCAACTCCAGCAACGGCAACACGAATCTTCTTGGACATGTAATCCTCAGTATTTCAGTTTAGTGAACACGGTCGTTGATTGAGGGTCGTAGGACCGTGATTCACTATAGCTTGCGGGCAAGCTCGTAAACGATCTAAACGAACCCTTCCGCGTAGGAATAATCCACGTTCTCCTGAGACCATGCTGGATGGTTGCTATCCTTAAACTTCAGGTAGCGTACTGGATTATGCTTCTCCCTCAACGCAGCTTGTTCTTTCTTGCTAAAGGCATTCTTCCAGATTGTCTCCATTTCGCCCAGACCCTCTGGTGCTCGCTTTGGCAATTTAAGCAGGTGATGCGCATCCGGCTCATCCTTATAGATGTGGTGCGTGTTTAAGTTCAAACCGTAATCCACCATTACCCGGAAATAAGAAGGATCGTAGCCATAGTCCCTCACGTTGACCCCTTTCGTCATAAAGCCCGCAACGTAGGGCGCCCAGTCTACCTTGCCAGGACCCTTATAATCTCCCCATGCAGCCTTCAACCCTGAGAATTGCCCCACCAGCTCATTGGCAGTCCAGAAAGTGAATTCTTTGATTTTCGGACCGTAGGCTGTTTTGCGATACTCACACTCAATGGACTCCACATTGTAAATATCAACGTGGAAAGGCACTCGTTTGTTAACTTCGGACATAAGAACAAACGTCTTCTCCTGCATTTCCCCAATATTCGCCTTTGTGGGATTATACTTTAGCACTTTGCCATCTGGCAACTTCTGCTTGCGAGCAATGTCGAGACGGTCGAAGAGATAGCAGATAGAATCATATTGGCTCCAAGTTCCCTCATCATAAAGTTGTTGATCCCAATAGTCAATGTCCCAGTTGAACAACTCGAACATTGTCTGTTGCGCCAACCACGCCGTCATCCTACCTAATCCCCAGATTTCCCTCAGAGCTTTATTCAGAGAGTAGTAATTCTCTTTGGTATCACCAACGTGAGCGGCATCATAAAAATGCTGGTAAATGCTGTTATTACCAACAATTTCTCTCATTGATTTAACGAAATGCGGAAACCTACGAACGCCATATTTCGTGTCATTCCCGAACTTGAAGCGCATCCAATTCTCGTCGGTCCACTTCTGTAACTGCTCGTAACTCATCTCGTAGAGCCCAAGTTGCAACGAAATCATGGCCCAGTGGTTGCGATAGCTTTGACCGAACAACACGCAATAAAGTGCCTTTTCTTCGTCAGTCAAATCCATCAAGTCACAGATGACCCTGGCAACATGGTGGTGGTCACAGTCACCTTCCACCATACGAACGTGAGTAACCCGAGAGAAAGCCTCGATACGATTCTCTGGCAATCGCCAGTCGGTATAAGGGGAAGCGACCTCTGGACGCTGCAATAAAGCGAGAGCCATGCTATACTCAGAACTAAACTGAATATAACATTGGCTCTTAGGTGTAAAGGAGTTTGCTTCGCAAACTTGTCGAGAATGCTGCGCATTCTCTCCTCGGACGTTTAGGTTTTCTTCAGTTGCGGCTGCCTCACAACCATTTCCGCTTCATCCGGTTTCCCTGCAATGTTCGTGTTTGAGCACTGAGTGTAATCGTATTTACTGTCCGCTGATCGGCTGACCTTATAATCCTCCCAAAGAGAGCTACCCCACATTCCTGGAGCGCTGCCATTCCATTTGGCCTCACCGGTACCCAGTTCAGGGTGATTTTCCGCGAGAAACTCCATGAATTCTCTGCGGCAAGTCTCGCATTCAAGCGAATCCAGCGTCAACACAGCGTCTTTACTGTAGAACACGTACGTAATCGACTCTGCGTCGGCAGACGCATTTCGCATCTCTGTAATCGAGTGCTCAACCTCATTATTGTCACCAATAAAGAGATCCCCGTGGCGCAGATTGAAGGCGAGGCGAAGAGGGTGCATCACGAATTCAAAACCCTCAAAGGTTCCGTTATCGAGTGCAGACAGCACCGCCATACCTTTATCCGAGTTTGCTCCGTCAATATGTCTCGCAACTTGAAAGTTATAGTTTATAGTGAAGCTGGTAAATACCGTACCAAACAGGTTGTAACGCTCGTCCGCAACCTGGCTAAACCGATCATTCAGCAGTTTCCACCGGTCCGGCATATACTGCTTGAGCAACTCGTTAACTTCATGAAACACTTTCTTCTGGTTCTGAAACTCATCCCATTTCGCCAGAGTCGGTGCAGTCAACCTGCCGAAAGGGGTGCGGCCAGAGCGAGTAATGGTGCCAAACACAGCCGAGTACGCCTTGTTGCCACGTGGCTGAGCGGTAACATACCGCTTCTTCGCGGCTTTCGCCGCAGCCACTTTGTCATCCGACTTATCCCAGACTGTGCGCAACCAGCACTCAAACCATGCCAGCTTTGCCGCATTCCTCTTGGCAACAGCTTCAGCACGTTCTTTAGGAGGAGTGCTCTTCTTGCGTACGAGAGAGTCCCAACGCTCAATCTCCTCGAGATCTACCAACCCATCCGCTTCAGTCTTACCTACGAAGTAGGTGGTTACAGTAGGAGTGTCATCGGCAGCCAGCTCCAGAGCCTCCTCCAGAGTAATCTCCCTCTTGGTTGCCGCATTAAAGAACGCTTTCTGACCCTCGGTTACCCGAATCTCTACATTCGTGTGCAATTCTTTTCCGGCTGCTGCCCCTCGCTGGTCACTCAGGAGAGCGCGACTCGCCCATTTCCAGTATTTGAAATCTTCAGACTTCGGCGTGAGCGATGCCAGAGTCTTGATGGCACCCTTGCGGAATACCACCGCCAGTGAGCCGTCAGGCAAGTAAACATCACAATCCTCATCGATCACTTCATCGTAGTCCGCCTCCGTCGGAAACTTCCCGTGGTTGGCTTTGCTATTGAAGTCGTAAAGTTCTTTAAGGTGAATTTCTCGTACCATTGTTCCTATGTGGTGTAGATGAAGTTGGTTCTACCCGCCCTTAGTATGGGGCTCAAATCCCGGAGTAAACCCCTCAATCTCAATGTTTCTCTTTCTCGCTCGCCACCCTTTATGCAGCTTTCCCGGAACCTTGGCAGTTTGCGACAAATGAGTCGGGTTCAAACCCCTCTCTTTACAAAACTCTGAGAGCCCGAACACCTCAAACACCTCTTCGGTTGGGGAATAAACGACCCAGTGGCACGTCGAGGAGGGGTGCTTAACAAGACTCCTCATGTGCTTTCCCCACTCAGAGGTGCTGCGTTTCTTCACGAGTTCGGGGCTGTGGCCTCCGGTTCCGCTCTCAATCTGCTTTCGGGGTCCCATGCTTTTGGCCTCTTTACACTTTTCTTGCGTTTTGTCTTTGGCGTGCTTTCGAAACAGCTTACGGCAAATCGTTTCCAATCGGCTTCGCTTACTTCCGAAACGATTCGGCTCTTTCTTTCTCCACTCTTTCACTTTCTTTATGAGTGTGTCCTTATACTCTTTATTCTCCGGATGAACCAGCCATCGGAGGTAAGAGAGGCAAACTTGCTTTCGATACGAAAGGTCTTCCCAGATCTCCTCAGGGAATCGCTCAAGCAAGAACCAGTATGTTTCCGTAACCAACCGGAATGAGGTCTTTGGCAGCTCTCCTCTACTGAAATAGCTTCCTCGTTTTTTGCCTAGTTGTCCCATTTACCGAAAGAATAAACCTACAATGTTAATCACCTGCAT